CTAAAGAGTTCTTTTTACAATAGCCACCCGCACCACCACCGTAAGGGCCGTCATTTGTATGGGCATGACCTCCACCACCAGCAGCAATAACGTGTATACATATTGTGCCGTCCTGCGGTGGAACCCATGTTTGGGATTGTGTTAATGCGATTTGTGGTAATGCACCACCACCGCCGCCTGCTGAGATTAGGTCTGTTAGATTACTCATTAAATAAATACCCACGAAGAAGTTGAAGTTCCAATAAGCCCGATAGACATATTAGCTACGTTAATTGTTAGGTCTGATGCAGAGCCTACGATGGTGCTGCTATTGCGCCCAATGATTGTGTTCACAAAGTTACCTACAGTAACGTAGACCCTCATGCCCACAGTAGGCGTAGGTAGCGTCAGTGTTACCCCAGCAGTACCAACAAAATGATGCGTGTTAGCTGTTGCGTTACCGTTGCTCCCAACAGTAGCTGTGGGAATACCAGCGGCTATCGTGTCAGCAAGAACTCCTGATGTTACTTTAGTTAAAGCCATGTTTTAAACCTCTGGTCTTGTGTTGGGAAAGCCGTTGATGTATTCACCAGCTTCGTTTGTAGCAGGCCAATCTCGTAATGCCGCACGATAAACTATTAATTCGTCACGCTGCGGGTGGTCAGGTGTTGCGACCAGTATGTCAGTGCGCGAAAGTTCGTCATTGCGCCAAACAAAGGCAGATGATATTGGACAGACATATGGATTATATTGTTCAAAACTCATTATTTAATCCTCGTATAAATAGTGCCACCATCAGACTCAACCTTGCCGCCCAAACCAACACTCAATGCTTCATTAAATTTAAAGACTTTTCCGTCAGTGGCATTCGTGGAATATAATTCTGTGCCTTTAAAAGCAAGACCGCCATATTCAATAGCCGTACTAGACAAAGCATTTACACTGAATGAAATTCCTAGATAACCAGCCCCGCCAGATTTCGGGTCATATTTATACGCCACACCTGAAGTAGAAACAGCATAGAGATACTCTCCATCAGTAGCTAAAGTTTGCTCTGCACCTCCTAATTGCCCAGCAGTGTTAATGTTGTGTGAAGTAGTGCCGCCTGTTGACGTAATGTTGTAGGCATATATATATCCATTATTTCTCAATACATATATAACAGAGCCTATAACAGCTACGCCCTGCACCCCCGACACACCTGTTATTGACCAATTTTGTAATGTAAATGACGAGTTATAGCGGTAGACATAGCCACCATTACTCTCGCCCATATAAAAATACGTCCCGTCCCACATCAGCCCCATGTTTTCAGAGCCATTACTTGTGAAACTGCTATTAGTGTATGTGCCTGTAGAAGTATATTTATAAACGCTGCCATTGGTGTATCTATCACATACGTAGAAAAAGCTGCCATCCCATGTGATTCCAGACGGTATAGCAACTTGACCGCCAGTAGACCAATTAGTATTCGTATATGTCGCGCCTGTAGCTACACCTGTGGCATCTGGGTATGCTGTAGTATCTGTCGATACAACTCCAGACTTTAACCAGACTTCGCCACTTTCTGTTGTTATTGAATTAGCATTGCTGTTGATAACCTTGTTGTCATTTACTTCTGAGCCGCCACCAGCTCCACCTAATTTAATAGCCATCTTATAGCTCCTTCCAGCCTATGGTTGCGTCAACAAAGACCAGAGTTGCACCAGCGTCTGCCGCCAATGTTCCGTCCTGTGTTTGAGAATTAATCTTAGAGCCGTTACGGCCCACGGTTACAGCGCCTGTACCAGCGTTCTTTATGAAGACTACATTGCCAGCACTAGGGCTTGCAGGCAGGGTAATTGTCACTGTGCTGCTTGAGTTTACAATGAGCTGGTCGCGTGTAACTGCGGTGTACGCAGATGTCTTGACAGCAAAGTCATTAAAGGCTCCACCAACGCCTGCGCCAAGTTTGGCAGAAGTAATTGCTCCGTCAGTTATCTTTGCTGTTGTGACAGCGTTGTTGACAATCTTAGCTGTTGTCACCGTGTTATCGTCAGGGGTACTAACAGACACAACAACAGCGTGTGCTGCCATAACTTCTACCGCAGAACCATTTGGAGGCGCTGTGCTGAAGGTAAGCGTTGTGCCTGAAACAGAATAGTTGGACTTGCTCTGATAGACACCATCAATATAGACGTTGGTGTTGTTCTCTGGGGACTGTGCAGACAGCGTAAAAGCAACTGTGCTTCCGTTGCCAGCAAACTGACTTAGCTTGAATTCAGTGCTTGCTGTGACTGGAGCAATTGTTGCCGCTGTAATTTCAATAGCAGAACTGTTAGGAGGAGCAGCAGAGAACGTCAGCACATTACCGACAATCGCATAGCTGGTTTTGTTTTGATACACACCATCTATATATACAAGAGTATTGTCTTCAACAGGATTTGATGACAGTGTATAAGCAACAGTTGAACCATTACCTGTAAAGCTGTTTAATTTAAAGTCGGCAGCACCACCGCCACCTATTTCACCCCATGCTGTAGAGTATCCTTCAAACTTCCCAAGCGTAGAGTTGTACCTGAACTGACCAGCTACGCCTGATGGACGTTGAGCTGTAGTACCTGCTGACATCTTGACAGCGGTAGTTCCTGTAACTGTAACTGAGGTAAAGCTAGGGTTAGCACCTATAGACGCTGCACTGTTAGCAGCAGCAGTAGCTGAATTAGCAGAGGCCGTAGCAGAGTTAGCGCCAGCAGTAGCTGAGTTAGCGGAAGCAGTCGCAGAATTGGATGCATTAGTAGCACTTGTGGCTACAGCAGATACAGAATTAGCAGCACTTGTTGCTGAATTACCAGCATTAGTTGCTTGTGTTGTAGCTAGTGCTACCTGAGCAGTGGCGAGTACTACTTTACTAGCAGCAGTAGTGGCGCTGGTAGATGCGTTAGACGCGCTTGTAGAGGCGTTTGAGGCTTTAGTAGTAGCTGTGCTTGCGCTTGCAGCAGAAGCAGTAGCGGAGTTGCCTGAGTTGGTAGCTGAAGTAGATGCCCCACTAGCTGAGTTACCAGAAGCAGTAGCGGAATTAGATGCGGTTGTTGCGGATGTAGATGCGCCTGACGCACTAGTAGCTGCGGCATTCGCGGATGCTTGGGCTGCTGAAGCATTCCCTTGTACGCCCGAAGCACTTGCGGCTGCGGCAGTAGCAGAGTTGCCTGCGGCTGTTGCGGAAGAAGATGCGCCAGAAGCACTTGCTGCGGCTTCGCTTGCTTTGTTAGTAGCTATGATAGCCTGTTGTGTTACGACTGTTATTGTGGCATCTGTGTTGGAATCACCAGAACCACCGTCTCCTCTAAAAATTGGCATTTATAGCTCCTAAGAAAACAAGAAATAAGAAAGGAGGGCTCCGAAGAACCCCCCAGTTACTATAGTTTACTTAACAGCTAGGTTAAAGCCAGCTTCAGGACGCATAACCTGACAACCGTACAGAGTATCAGCAGTGTAGAGAGTGCCTAAGAACTCCTGCTTGTACTGCGTCTGTGAACGTACAGCTTGCTGCTCTGCAAGAACACTGGTGTCCTTGTGGATTAGCTGGGCAGCACGTACCTTAATAGCGTCAGTTGGGTCCATAATAGGGCAGTTAGATGATACAAACACATCTACACCATACAAGTTACCAATCTTACCTGTTTCAACAGACTTGCCATTAACAAAGTCAGTAGAGGTATAACGATCAATACCCATGATAGCGTTACGCAGAGAAGGCGGTACAATAAAGCTACGACCGTCCATAGGTACGTCTGCATCGTCCATCTTCTGAATCAAGTTACGGAATACCGCGTCAGAGAAAGCACCAATGTCAGCCTGACCGTCAATGTCAAAAGCTTCCAAAGCACCAGAAGTAGTGTTGATCTGGAAAGAGCCAGTGTTGACCCAGCTAGAACCGTTACCGTTACCAAACTTCTTACCTAGGTTAAAGAGGTCATCATCAACCTGCTTTGCCAAGCCGTAGCCTGCATCACCAGTGTAGAACTGACGTAGTGAGGACAATGCCTGCACTTCAGTAATGTCTTCAATCAAACGTGAGAATTCAAAGTGCTTGTCAATGTTAATCAAGA